CGCAGAAGCCATCCATACGAGAAGCGTCCCAGAATAGTTGTTGCTAAGTGCATGAAAAGGGCGGGTAAGTAGTCTCTAATCCTACTACTATCTTGTTGCATACGTATCAAAAATTCCTTAAATCCAAAGAGGGCTTTGTTTTCTGAATTAATAATTCCCTCTTCTATAAAAGCTGTTCCTATATAGAAAGCATACTGAAGGCCTACTTTCATATTTCTAGTGAGATATCCGTCTAATCTATCATCCCAGGGTTCTAACTTACCCTCTTGCATCATTTGAAGAATGGTTTCCTTTGGTCGCAAAATACCTTCAATCTCCACCATGTCAGGGAGACTGTTAATTACAAAACCGGCTAGAGAGCTTCTCCACACACCATTGATGATGGGTGGGAGATTCATTTGAACATAATAAGATGCTATAGACTTGAGGAGTCCATAGTAAATGGAGGTTTGTGTGGGAGGTAGTGTTGGGGGGGGAGTTTCAAAATTACCTTCCAAGATCATTCTATTAATAACCTTGGTTGTTTTATCATCACCAGAAATAGTTCCTGGCAAGAATGTCTTCTTGTCACGCTGATTGCGTTTGGGAGGGCGAGGGTGAGCTGCATTTTCAAGTCTCTTTTCATAGCGTATACGCAAGTCCTTGAGGCACTTTTGGGCGTCGGATTTCTCCACACCTTGACGTGTCTTTCGGTAAATTGCACGCGTAGAATCGATAACTAGAAGAGTACAGGTTTTGGTGTCTTCGTTATAAAGTTGTTTAATCTTTGTTCCTTCGGTTAAAGATTTAAAGTTCCGATTTGTGTTAGTGTTTGAATTGTTTGCAGATATTTGACTACAGGGGAATGCTGCAACATTTCCTGCAGGTGAGCAAGATGTTTGTGGTAGGGCTGCTACTGAGGAACATCCACTTGAATAAGTGTCCTCACTCCTGAAGGGAGTGGCTATTACACGACTGATTGGTAGTATTTGCTCTTTTTCTAGGCAATCTTTAGGCAATAGTTCTTTTTCTTCCGACTGAAGGTCGGGGCTAAGGTCGTTATCATCAGAGTTGAAAAGCGACGCTACATCCGTTGACATTATCTCGGGAGTAGTGGCTAATTCAACACTGAGTGAGGTGTCGTCTTTGTTTTGAAAATGGGGGTTGGTATCATTTTCAACTGTGTCTAAGTAAATGTGTATTCGGTCATTATAGATGTCGAGCTGGGAGTAGGAGGTGATGTGAATCCCACTCTTTCGCGCGGCATCTATAATTCGGGTGTTCCATTTGGTCCATGTCGGGTGATCATGTAAGGAGAGTTCAAATAATGCTTGTTCAACATTAATTTTACAATCGCCTTTGGGGTCTGCTGAACTTCTCAGCCATTGGCACATTTCAGTTATGGTGTTTAGGGCTAGAGGAGCCCGATACAAACCACCGGATAACCGGCGGAAGCCTCTTTTGAGGAAAGAGACTTCATCAAGAGAACGATATGCAATAAGTTCTCCTGATTTTCCTTCGTCAGTATAGGTTAAGCCCATACTGGCAAGAGTTTGAGTTATGGTGATCTGATTAAATGTTGAAATAAAGTTATCTGATACTGAAAAGAGATTGTCATCACCATAATTTGCCATGCGCACGTGCTTGTCGTAATCTAGAAGAGATCCGCCAAGCTTCACAAAAGCCATGCGCATAATAATTGAATTGAAAATAGAGTTAATAATTACTGTTAAAGGATTTACTAGGTTGAGAGTGTGTCCATCCATATACGTGATCCTGACAAACATGAATTCCATTACAAATTTCTTCAAAAAGTACTGTCCTAACTAAACTACTGTCATCATCATACCATACATTTATCTTTTCACATATTTTCCTTAAAATTTCTACAAGGAGACTACCATCAAAGTTTGAAAAATCTCCAGCTATACATTTATTACCTACTTCTCTAAGTCTCTGCACTAATTGGGTCCATTCTGATGAATATACATTTATACCTACACAAATTTCATTCTTTATCCTATTTTTCATAATGTGTCCTACAAAAGCTCCGAAATACATTCTTGTTGCAATAATATAATCTTGAGGTCCTACTGAGAATACTCGGGTCTTATTCTGATCTACTTTTTCTATTGGTCTACGTTCATCCTTTAATGTATCTATCCATAATGTTTCTGTTCTTTGTCCTAATCTAGCTAATCTAATACGTTCTTCTATTGATTTCTCTACTTCCTTATCTAACAAATATTCCTGATCTGATCCGAACCATTCTTTCTTTCCACTTAAGGTGGGTTTCTTTCTTTGCAATATATAGGGAAAACCGGGGGAAGTTGATCTACACAAGGGAACAACACCCAAAGAAGAGTTGCCTTCTATACCTTCTTGATAGGTCAAAACTCGAGCACTTGAATTACAATATACAAATTCACTATTAAAATAGTGATTTGCACACTGCTCAAGTAACTCGAGGTCAACACTATCAGGCATATTAGCAACTTTCTTCAGGCCAAGGGTAAGTGGGTCATTGAAAGGGTCAAAGAGTTTAGCGGGTTTACACAATGCAGGTGCATCATGAATTTTGTTATATAGAGGGGAAGGTGTTAATTTCGTTTTAGAAGGCAAAGGTATGTGTTGTTTCAAAGTTCCTATATTATGAATATTTTCTATGTTATCCCCTTGATGAGTTAAGGTTGTATTGTCCAAAGTTACAGAAGGCAACTCTGGTACTGCTATTTGAAAAGTTGGAGGAATTTGGGATAATAAGGTGTTAATTCGTTCAAGAGTAATACATACAGCTGCATTATTACCTACAGCATCACCAAGAGAGTGTATACCTATAATTTTGTTTGGGAGTTTAGTGTTTTCAGCTACAAGGAGGTTTCCGCAGTGACCGCGGGTTGTGGGAATTTTATATTCATATCTATCTCTAAGCATGTGTATCTTTCCTTCTGATTCCAAGGACATGGGAACATCCGTGGCATAGCACATGCCACTTTCAATCATACGTGTGAATCTATTGTGTCTAACTATGTATCCTTGTGTTTGTTTGAAATGGTGTAAGTCTGCTTGTTTACATAAATGTTTGGTTATATCAGGGAAAGCGCGCATACTTGGGGGAAAAACAATGAGGGCGTAGTCATTAAAAGTATTGTCATTATTGGGTGCATATATCATTTTGCAATCTGATACTTTAAAAGTCTGAGGGACTCCATTAAAAGCTGCTACTCTAAATGTCTCTAATTCTGAAACTGAAGATAGAACATGGGCATTGGATAAGCCAATAACCCCTTTCAACATAACTATTGATCCTAGAGTTAAATTATCATCTTTCATTCCAATTAAATTAAGTGTATTCTTTACATATTTCTCTACATTGTTATAAGCTACTTCATCCTGCAAATATTCAAATTCTACATCACTTTCTACATTTCTAAGTCTTTCTATCTCTGCTACAAATTCATTCAAGGGAGTTGAAGGGTCAAGGGTGGCTACATTCTTACAAATTTCACAAGTGTTATGTTTACGTTTCATAATATGGTAATAGTATAAATATGCATGTTTCTCCGTCTTAAATCTTTCAAATTCTTTACATCCTCGGCAAGTTGTGACCACTTTTCCGAATTTATAAAACATTGACAAAGTACCAATGAATCCACACACTATTCCTACAATAGTTTTCCAATTTGATATTATCTGATCCTTATAATATTTAAAATTTGTACACATATTAAAGTTAGTAAAATGTTCTTTCAGCCATGAAAATGTTAAGGTTGGTTCAATGGGTATTTTCTTTTGAATATCATCTAATAATTCTGTTTGAAATGTTGTAATAATTTCTCCTACGCTATTTATTTCTTCCTCATATATTAAATCTCCATCCTCTACAGAGTGTAGAGTATCTGTACTAGATAAACTAAGTGAATCATCGTCCGCCATTTGGAACATTGGCAAATTTCTAATAGCATTCTCATCAATGTTAATATTAAAGTTGGCGTCATCCGCCATGAAATTGGTATAATTCTTTGAAGAAGAAAATATATCCTTATATAACAAACAAAGGGATTGAATATATTGGTCAAATGAAATAGTACGCTGTACAATGGGTTGTTGGTTAATGTTAGTGAGAGAGTTGTTGTCATAAATGTCAATGTCATAGATGTCTGTTCGTATTTTTCCCATAAGGGAGGGAATGTTCAATGAACCATTGGGGAGGGCAAATTGGGGTTTTACTCTAAAACGGGCAATTACTTTAAATCTACGATAAAGGGCTTTTGGGTAAGTTATTGATTTGATATTCTGTTTCAAGTGGTTGGTGGAAGCTAATACAAAATTAGAGCGCATATAAATCTTTCCTTTGTCAGCCAGATGGGCTGAGTGTACAACATACTGCGCTTCATTGACTATTTGAATAATTTCTGCATACTCGGGGTTGGGATTTGCTTCTGAATCTTTTCTTTGTCCAAAATCATCTAATACTACTGAAAATTGTTGCTTATATCCGTCATAAAATTCATTCATTGGGTTAAAGGAATACTTAAGGTCTCCTAAATCTTGCAAATCATATAATTTTCCTTCAATATGATTGTCCGAAACTAGCTTATTATGGTACTTCGCTAGTAACTTTATTATATAGTCTGTTAAAAATGATTTTCCTATTCCTGTTTCTCCTTGAATAAGTACTGCTAGAGGAGCAGTACGTTGTTTGTCCTTAACGCCACAAATATCAACTAATTTTGCATGTAATTGTTTAGATTTATCCAATATTGTACGTAAAATATCCCATGATGATGTATTTTTCAAATGATCAAATGTCCTACATAACTCATATGCTCTACTATAAACAGCTTGTACTTTATCTAAAATTTTATTATCCAAAAGAGCTTCATGTTGCATTTTATAATCCTGAAGGGATTCTAGGTCAGTTAAAAGAGTTTTAACTGATGAATTAAAATGTTCTTCCTGATCGAATTTAGTAATACCACAGCACGTTTGAAGAATCATGTCCATGGCAGAAGTGGTTAAACTAGTCATTGTATTATAAAAGAATCCTAGGCCTTGAGTGGCCTTTCCAATAGAACCGGCTTTTTCAATAGCCATAGTTGACATAAGAGAAAAATAATTATCAAAATTGACAGGGCCCGCTTTTAAAAAGGGGGCCATAAAAACTAAACTGATAGTTGAAAAGATGGGGAAATATTTTAAAATTTGACCTATTGTCTTATCAAAGTCAAGAAATGTTTCTGAGCCTGCAAATTGAAAAACTGGTTTATTAAAAGAATCTAATTGATTGACCATGAATTCATAAAGGGGAGTACCCATGGTCATA